CGAAGACTTGACTTATGCTTCTGGCATGGATGTTAAAGAATACACACTCTACCAGAAATGGTGTGAAGTGCAAGAAAAGTTTCCAACAAAAATCAATAACACTCTTTGGGGTGATGAAGAAAAAGTACTTGTCGATGAAGAACAAGGTAAGTACATTAACATTGCAAAGAACAACATTTGGATTCCAGAGTCACCTGATGATTTTATGAATCTACGTCCTATCATGGAATATACTGATGATTCAGGTGAAACATTCACGACAGGACTTGATGGTAGTTTGGTGAAAAATGACAAGAAGCGTACTAAAGACCTTCCTGTTTTGTGGAATACCACACGTACATTCATCTCGACAATGAAGAACAACTCAAACATCGGTCGTAATCTTAACTTTATGGTTAAAGATGATGTAACTGGTAAGTATCTTGGTGTGATTTGTATTTCTTCCGACTTTCTAGATTTGACACCACGTGACAAGTACATTGGTTGGGAACGTGAAAAGAAAACACAAGGTGGTATGATTAACCATACAGCCATCGGTTCTTCTATTGTTCCGCTTCAGCCGCTTGGTTATAATTACATGGGTGGTAAGCTACTAGCATTGATGTGTTTGTCTGATACCGTTCAGCGTTTGTGGAAAGAAAAGTATGGTGATGTTCTTGCCGGAGTTACAACCACTTCTCTTTATGGAAATACTAAGTCTGGTGGTCTTTCTCAGTACGATGGTCTTGAGTATTGGAACAAAATGGGTTTCTCATCTGGTTCAGTTGCTTTCGAACCTCGTAAATCCACACTAGCAATGGTTTGGAATTGGCTCAAAGAAAACCACACAGAGAAATACTTTGAGTGGTGGGAAGCCAAAAACGATAAAGGTCTTCCGTTCAAACGTGACCACAAGAATCGTTCACTACACTTTGCTTATCCTAAACTTGGTATTCCTAAAGAGATTACTCGTACAGATCACCAACGTGGTATCTATTTCTCACCTCTTTACAATAATACCAATGAGTTTCTCCGTGGAGAAATTGCAGAAGACCAACTCGTAAAGTCTTTTGACACCTCTGAGGAAGCCCTTTCCAATATCTGGAAAACAAAATATGCAAAAGGTCGTATCCGCCAATTGCAGAAGAAAAACAATGTTTCATATGAAACCCTATTCTATGATGACCTTGTTTATCTAACTTGGGAAGAAACGAAAGCCAAGTATCTTACCCAAGTCGGTAGGTAAAAATATCAAGTGTACCACAAAAACACTTGACTTTTCACCTACATAATAGTATGATACACGTTCTCTTATGAGAATTTAACTTAACTTAAACATGGAGTTTATTATGAAAAAACTGACTGCGAAACAAAAAATGTTGCAAACTTTGACCAAAACTACTGGTTATAACACCTTTAGCGTAGCACAAGCACGTGCTCGTTTCGGCATCACAAACGTTGCCGCACGTATTGCTGAATTGCGTAACGAAGGTTATTCTATCTACACGAACATCAAGTCACGTGCAGATGGTACCAAAGTTGCTGTGTACCGTCTCGGTACACCATCTAAGTCTTTCAAAGCACAATGCCGTGCTATGGGCGTTCGTCCACAAACTGCTTAATTGACGGTTTAATACGGGAGAGTACCATTCATTAATGGTCTCTCCTTTTTTTTATTTTTGGAGTGCAAATGGAAATTTCAATCAAAACAGAAGAACTAAGAAAACATAAGCTATTTGTGGCCACACCTATGTACGGTGGACAAAATCACGGATTGTACATGAAGGCTTGCCTTGACCTTCAAGGTATGTGCATCCAATATGGAATTGATGTAAAATTCTCTTTCCTATTTAACGAATCTCTAATCACCCGTGCAAGGAATTACCTAGTTGATGAGTTCTTGAACCGTTCTGATTGTTCTCATATGTTATTCATTGATTCGGATATTAACTTTAATCCACAAGATGTTATCGCAATGTTAGCATTGGATCGTGATGTTATTGGTGGTCCTTATCCTAAGAAAGCTATCAAATGGAATAACATCAAGAAGGCTGTACAAATGCATCCTGATATTGATGCTGGTGTATTAGAGAAACTTACTGGTGATTATGTGTTTAATCCAGTAAAAGGTACTGCACAGTTCTCCGTTTCAGAACCACTTGAGGTTATGGAAATTGGTACAGGCTTTATGATGATTAAACGTGAAGTGTTCCCCAAATTTGCTGAACAATATCCACAGTTGAAGTATAAGCCAGATCACGTTGGTCAAGCACACTTTGATGGTTCACGTTACATTCATGCATACTTTGATACCGTTATTGATCCAGTATCGGAACGCTATCTGTCAGAAGACTATATGTTCTGCCAATGGTGGCGTAACATGGGTGGTCAAATCTGGCTTTGCCCATGGATGCGTACACAACACATCGGTACTTACCACTTCCAAGGTGATATGCCGGCCGTAGCGAACTACGTTGGAGAAATGTAATGCTTGTTGGTTTACTTGGATTCATTGGTTCAGGTAAAGGTACTGCTGGTGATATTCTTAAAGATATTGGTTTTACTCCCCTGAGTTTTGCCAAAGGTGTTAAGGATGTTGCCGCAGAGATGTTTGATTGGCCAAGACACTTATTAGAAGGTGATACTCAACACTCAAGAGAGTGGAGAGAACAGCCGGATAAGTTTTGGTCAAAAGAATTTGGTCGTGAATTTACACCTAGATTGGCACTTCAATTGATGGGTACTGAAGTTGGACGTACAGTATTTCACAGAGACTTCTGGATCATCAAAATGAAGAAGTATATCAAAAGCAATCCAAACCAAAACTTTGTTATTACAGATGTTCGTTTTCAAAATGAAATTGACTTCCTTAATAGCAATTCTGGTGTTCTGATTGAAATCAAACGTGGTATCACTCCTCACTGGTACCATATTGCGTCCAAAGCAAATCGTGGTGATTTAGGAGCATTGAATTTTATGGAAAAACAATCTGGTGTACATGCATCTGAATGGAGTTGGATTGGTGGTCATATTGACCATACAATCGACAATGAAGGAACTATGGAAGACTTGAAAAATAATATTGTAGGATGCTTGAAAAAATCTTACGGTTCAAGTATAATTGTGAATAAACCAAAGGAGTATTGTAATGAAACTGTCAACTGACACATTGAGTGTATTTAAAAACTTTTCTACTATTAATGAAGGTATCTTTGTTAAGCGTGGTAATGTTATCGAAACCATCTCTAAACAAAAGAACATTCTTGCGAGAGCAGAATTGAAAGACACATTTGATGATGAGTTTGGTATTCACGACCTGAATAACTTTCTCGGCGTATTGTCTATGCAACGTGCAGACACACCAGAACTAGAATTCTCGGAAAAGAATATTACAATTCTTGGCCTATCTGGTCGTTCTAAAACAAACTATCGCAAAGCATCGAAAGAAACTATCCTTGTTCCACCAGACAAGAAAGTAAACATGGAGAATGCAGAAGTTAAATTCACTGTTACTCCAGATGACCTCGACTGGATCACACGTGCCGCTTCAGTCTTGGGTTCTCCTAACATCGCTTTCTTTTCTGATGGTGAATCTGTTAGCATTGAAACTTTTGATGCAAAAGATGACTCTGCACACGTTAACTCAACTAAATTGAATGTTAATGGAACAGGTGCAAAATATCGTATGGTGTTTGCCACTGACAACTTGAAATTGATTCCAGGTTCTTATGACATTACCATTTCTTCTAAAGGTATTGGTCACTTCAAGAACGCAACAGTAAATGTTGAATACTGGATCACAACTGAAACTGGTTCTAAGTACGAAGGATAATTATGACTGCTGTGACTACACTTTATGGTTCTTTTACCGAAGATGATTTGAAATCTATCCATGATTGTTTGAATGAAATTTCAAATGAAATGTCAAAGATTGAACAACACAAGGAAGCTATCAAAGATATCATTGGTGCATTGTATGATGCACATAAGATTCCAAAAAAGGTTCTGAATCGACTTGCTAAGACTCACCACAAACAATCTTTCCAAGAAGAAGTGACTGAAGATTCTGAGTTTGAAGCCCTTTACCTTGGTTTATCTGAAACAAAATGAGTGATTCTGTACGCAGAAACTTCTTAAAAGGCCTGGGGATTTCAGGCCTTTTTTTGGCTGGCGTTGAAGGTTATAAGCAGGTTAAGGAAAAAATTGTTTATAAACAAGATGAACTTCCTACAAAAGAACTAGAAGCATTACTTGAAAAGAAACCAGTTTTGCAATTAACTGCAACATATGGTGAAGAAATGCCACCACAACAAAGTAGTTATGGAAACTATTTTTTTATTGGCACGGGACCAAATTATAAACCTGGTACTGAGAAGCGTGTGTCGGTGAATATTGTACCGGGTCCTGATGGTAAAATTTACGTCAAAGAGAATGACATTTGGCGAAAGATGTGATACAATGAATTTTTATATTATGGAGTATGTGAATGGAAAGCAATCAAATGCTATGGGTGGAAAAGTATCGTCCTCACAAAATTGAAGACTGTATTCTTCCAGAATCTATCAAATCAACCTTTCAGGAATATGTTAACAGAAAAGAAATCCCAAATTTGCTACTTACTGGATCCGCAGGGGTTGGTAAAACTACAATCGCAAAAGCCCTATGTGAAGAAGTCGGATGCGACTACATCGTCATTAACGGCTCGGAAGAAACCGGTGTTGACAACATCCGTGTTAAAGTCAAAAATTATGCATCATCAATGAGCCTCTCTGGTGGCCGCAAGGTCATCATTATCGATGAGGCTGATTATCTATCTCCAAACGCACAAGCCGCACTCCGTGGTTCTATCGAAGAAACTGCCGTAAATTGTTCATTCATTTTTACCTGTAATTTTAAGAACAGGATTATGGATGCAATTCATTCACGGTGTTCTGTGATTGAATTCAAATTGCAGAATGGTCAGAAAGCCAAGATGGCCTCACAATTCTTCAAACGTGTGGAATGGTTGCTTACTGAAGAAGGTGTTACATATGATAAGTCGGTAGTTGCCGCTGTTATCACAAAACACTTTCCCGATAATCGCCGTATTCTGAATGAACTTCAACGTTATTCTTCAAACGAAGGTAAGACTATCGACAAAGGTATCCTTGCAGTTGTTTCAGATGTAAATATTACCGAGTTGGTCAAAGCACTCAAAGCTAAAGATTTTACTACTGCACGTAAGTGGGTGACTAACAATCTTGATTCCGATACTGCTACAATTCTGCGTAAAATTTATGATAACATGTATGAGTTTCTCAAGCCAGAAAGCATACCTCCTGCTGTCCTGGTGCTCTCCAAGTATCAATATCAAGCCGCTTTCGTTGCAGACCAAGAGATTAACTTGGTTGCATGTTTGACTGAGTTTATGATTGAGTGTGAGTTTAAGTGAAATGGCTGACCTCTTTAAAGATATTATTCCAAGCATCTTACAGACAAAGAAAGATGTACTTGAGACTGAAAAGGACTATGTACCGTTTGTCATAAATCGTGCCCTTTCATACCATATGGACTGCATACTATATGCTAACCAGATGAATATGAACCATGGACTCGCCCCAAAACTTCAATACCAATATCTTCTAAATACCGTTAGGCCTATTAAACGCAAGTTTGAAAAGTGGCAAAAAGCCACGGCCATAAGGGACATAGAGTGTGTGAAGGAGTATTTTGGTTATTCTAATGAAAAAGCCAAAGAAGCCCTACGTATTCTTTCAGATGAAAATATCGCTTTGATAAAAGAAAAACTAGAAAAAGGCGGAGTGAATAAACGATGATTAGAATAGAAGATATGGTGGAGGTGACACTTGACCAGAAAGATGATTTTTTGAAGGTTAGAGAAACTCTTACCAGAATTGGTGTTGCATCAAAAAAAGAAAAAATACTCTATCAGTCTTGTCACATACTACACAAGCAAGGTAAATACTATATTACCCATTTTAAAGAACTTTTTGCTTTAGATGGAAAACCAACTGATATTACTGAAAATGATATTGCACGTAGAAATACTGTGGCTAATTTATTGGAAGATTGGGAACTTATTAAGATTGTTACAAAAGAACAAACTACAGAGCCAACAGTATCTCTTTCACAAGTAAAAATTATTTCACATAAAGAAAAAGCAGATTGGGAATTGATACCAAAATATAATATTGGTAAAAAACCTCAAGCCGTAGACAAATAAATCTATCTTCAGGATGCTTGTTAATAGCACCCTTTATTTAATTGAAAATATGAAAAAAATTAACAATTTGGTCCATTATATTTGGGTCGGTAATAAAAAAGTTCCAGAAAAATTTATGGATAATTTTAACCGAACTAAACAAATGAATGCAGATTATGAATTTAAAATTTGGACAGACCTAGATTTCGAGTCTAATAAGTTTTATTCAGAGTCTAGTTTATTTCACAAATTACAATTAGCTAGATATACAACAATGGATAGATTTGGTGGATTATATTCCGACTTTGACATTCATTGGAAATTAAATTTTGATGAAGTCTATTCTTTATTTGATGATGCAGATATGATATTTCCCAAAAGAAATAGTTTACACTTTTATAATCGAGGTATGAAAACGGATTTAGTAGATGATTTTGTTATTATTAGTAAACCTAATTTAACAAACGAATTTTTAAAATATTGTGAGATGCGTACAGAACGTAGAGATAATATAACCGAACCTTATAGTGTCTATGCTTTAACTGAGTGGTTACTAGGAAAAAATAATATTAAGTTTTTAACGCATAATCAAATCGATACAGATGAATCTTGTACCGTAGCAATTCACGATAACAAAAAAACTTGGCAACTTGGATAAATAAAAGTATCTCACTCGGGATGGGAACATGGCGACAGTAACCATGTAAACAACTGTCACGATTTAGCCCACCTTAGGGCCGTTTGATGTCAACGGTAAAAAGGCGTCCGAGCAATTGAACTGCCTCTCGTTAGTAGGCGCTGGATAAAGTAACCAGCAGATATGCCTTCGGGGTATCACTTTTAATCAACTCGCTTTTAGGAGAAAACTATGACACATCTATCATTGCCATACGGCAAATCTTTGCTTCCTTCCACTGTTGGTTTCGACCGACTACTCAGTACCTTTGAAGAATTTGATAACATTCTTGGACAAGGTACTAAAATTCAAACTTATCCACCATATAATATTATTAAAGAAGATAATGAAAATTACACGATTGAGATTGCCGTCTCCGGCTTCAAACGTGATGAGATTGAAATTACTTCAGAGGGTGGAAAACTTCACGTAAATGGTGCTATCAAAACCACCAGAACATCGGACAAATACCTACACCGTGGAATTGGTACAAGGGATTTTTCCCACAAATTTGTACTCTCTGATACGGTCGTTGTTAAAGATGCCGATATTGTTGATGGATTACTGGTTATCAATCTGGAAAATATTATTCCGGAAGAAAAGAAACCACGTAAGATTGAGATTGGTAGCAGGAAAACAACAGACCTGTTGCCATAATATGTGAACTCTGTTAGAATCCTTGTAAATAACTCGGATTCTAACATGGAACTTCTTTTAACCCCCACAAGTATTTTTGCCATTGGTGCTTTTTTAGGAGCACTGTTTGGACGCCTGCCAACTTTTACTGTGTTGGCTATTTGTTTTTTGTTTATGTTGATTAAA